CAGATTTAACATTGAAATCAGCCGACAAGTCTTGTTCCTCACTAGGAGAAATGAGTTTCAAAGCTTCTCTGTTCTGATTAAGAACGTTCTCATTGTGAGCCTTTACAGTCTCTGAGAAGTCTTTCATCAATGCTTTGTCTGCATCCGAGACTTGTACTTCCGAATGGAGAGTCGGAACGGGTACATAGTAAGTAACTGAACCTGACTTGACTCTGCTTGTTGCCAACTTAATAACAACCTTTTGCATAATCTTCTTCTGTCTAGTTAAGCTATCTATGAAATCTCTGATAGGTTTAAAGCCTGATCGCTTAAAGTAGGATATGAAAGGCTTATCCTTAATATCTACCTTTGTGCCATCTGCTTTAGTAAAGTCACCACTTACCTGCCCATATATAACTTGGTTACATACTGCAGATCGTGATTTTACTTTAAGTGGGTCGTCATCAGAAAGAATCTCTTCTTCCTTTGCAGATAATCTACCACACTTGTTGCCTGCTAATGTGTCAGGAAATTCTCCTGCCAACGTAGGCTTCTGTACTGACTTGCAAGAGAAAGTTCCCTGCTCCATATCATACACACTCCATTCAAAAGTACGTAGGATAGGTCTGATAAACGCTTCCTTTGCATAGATAAACTCGCCATCTAAAAACATCTTCCATGAGCCACGAGTCAAAGCGACACCGTCATCTGTCTCTGTGTCATAGTTTATGTTTAATCTAGGCAAGCCAACATTAGATGTTGTCTTCGCTTGTCCTGTTAGTTCCATAAATGTAGCAGTATCGTCATCACTAAATGCTGATACTAGCTGATCCATTTCGTTTCCAATTGTAGTCATTTCGTTAGTTTCCATTTTTATTTCCTTTAAGTTTATTTAAAATGTAATTTGATCCTAATGGTTAACTTCAGATAAGTCAAGCCAATTATCACCTATTTTTAATTCTATTCC